CTTGGTTAGGAACGAGGTCGGTCTACCGCGTAGGTTTCGACGGTGCGCTTTTGAACATCGTTTCATCGAACCGTGCCCCGGTAACGGGAAACACGGCAAGATGATTTCGATTGTTTATTTCGCGCCTGTCTTAACCTGTGTTTCTAGATTTAAATGTCTAGAAACTATTAAACTTCTTAGTAATAAGAGTTTAATAAAAGTCGCGGGTAGGCGTTAGCCTACTAGGTTTGGGGTAGTTCCCCATTCCTTAGCTTCATTCTTATCACTACAATAGGAGGTTCTAATGCCTAACCTCGATGTTAACATCGATGAGTACGTGATAGCTCAAGTATTATTCTATGATGGTATTTCTCATCAGTGGACAGTACTTGACTCGCGTGCTACCGTTAATCCGTTAAAGGAAAAACGTGTTAGTACCAATAGAAATTCTCCTAAAGTTACTGGTAAGAAGATGAAGTCTTGCTTAGCACCACCTAGTTACTCGTGGTTTAGAAATAAACCTCAGTTGCTACCTGGTGAAAACGATCCAGTCTGGGTCCCTCCTTTCGGTGTTAAACCGTATAAGGAGAGACTGAAAGAATGGAGAGCGTCTAAGCATTTAGTGATCAATGCGGAACGTTTTATCCGAAAGGAGAAACGTAAACCCATACCCGACGGCTGGAAAACTGTTAAGTTACCAAATGGCGAGTATGAGCTGCATGTCGACACATTCTTCAATGGTAAGTATGACGTGCTTTCGTACAAGTGGTCCCCAAAGTATGTGGAAAGACTGCGTCCTAGTAATAGGACGTGGACTCGACACAACCCTAAGGTTCCCGCAAGTGCTAAAGTTAACGACTTACTTTACTATAAAGAGGAGTGTGAGACGATTGGAGGAATTAATTTCGATTCCTTTGATCCGATCACAGGCAACTATCCAACATCGAGAGTAGAAGCTTATGGAGATCTCCAGCAGCTTCAGCTTGATCGTTATTATGATCAAACTATCCCGTTTGTTGCTTGGAAGCCTAAAGTGGAGGCTGAAAGCCTTTTGACTCTTTATAAATCGCAGATTGACGATATGAGTAAGTTATCACTCCGTCGCCATTATGCGAAATTGAAGAATCAGAAGGTGGACCTAGCCACTGAACTGTCACAAGGAATGCAAACCGTGAAAACGATTGCAGATCTCGCTACGCGATTAGCAAAGAGTTTTGTCGCCTTAAAACGCGGTAATCTCACTGCTGTTGCGAAGAACTTGTTCCCTACTTCATTGAAAGGGGCAAGTAACGATTTCCTTATGTGGCGGTATGGGATTTCCCCACTCATCGGCGACTTAAAAGGCGCTGCTGAGCATCTTGCTGAATACATCCAGCGAGCTGCACCGGTGAAGTCCAATGGGCACGCAACAAAGTTGTATACCGACTATTCACTAGATACTAGTGGACCGTTGGCATACGAAGTCACTTCTAACGTTAAAATTCGTGTTAAGTATGGCACGAGCTTTTCCGTCAGTGATGCTTTGACGCGTCAGGCCAGTATGCTGGGATTCACTACCCCAGGTCAGGCCCTTTACGAGTTGACTCCTTGGTCGTTCGTTATCGACTGGTTTTTACCTATCGGTGACTGGATTGCTAATCTGACAGCTTTAAAAGGGCTGGAGCTTGCTGAAACTTACAAGACCATCTTTATTGAGATGGAAACTAGTGAGCTTCAGTATCTCCGCACAGATCTTCCAAGATCTGTTTCCCTGAAGTGCGGCGGTTTCTTGCTAAAGCCAACTTACTTATATAGCTATCGACGGCGTAAGGTTACATTCTGTAAGCGGGAAGTAATTCCCCTTCCAGATGTTCCCAAACCGCAGTTGAAAAACCCTATAAGCGCTGGTCACTTGGCAAATGCCCTTGCACTTCTTACTCAACTTGTTTCCAAGTAGGAGTTTTATTTCATGTCAGCTTTTGCTGCAGTAACCTTGGACGATGGCCAGAGCACTCCTGCTCCGGTCGTGTTCAGCCCCTCCACTATCGATGTAAACGGCGTGGCACGATATTATGAGGGATCGGATGTCTTCGATGCTCGTCGTAGTATCAGTTCCTTCGTTCGTTTGCCTTCGAAAGGGAGTCAAGTCGCTCGCGTTCAGCTCAAAGTTGTGACGCCTGTGATGGACGACACGACGCCGACTTTGAAAGTTGGTGACGTGATGTGCAATGTTGAGTTTGTGATCCCGAAAAGGGCCACTGCTCAACAACGCGCTGATATTCTGGCGTTTGCGGCTAATTACTTGGCCGATGCGTCAGTTGTCTCGTCCGTGACCAATCTGGAATCGATTTATTAATTCCAGATAGTCCACAACCCCAATTTAACCTTTAGGTTAATCTAGGAGGCGTTTCATGCTAATGAGCCCTACCACGACTTGTAAGTTCGTAGAGAAATACTTATCTTCACTTGATTGTCCTCGTTCGCTGACTGTTTGGCTCATGTTCAAGAATAATGAACATGACCAACTCTCGCAGTTAGACATAGATGTTTCGTCCTATGCCTATTTCGAAGACTTTCAACCTGCCTATTATGCAACTAAGTTCCTATCAAAAGCAACCTTCTTAAAGACTTCGGTCGATAAGAAGCAAATTGCCCTTGAAAAGTTCATAGATGCGGAACGACAGTGCTCAGAAATTAACCGACGTCTCTACCACTGGACCACCATAAAAAGTGGCCTCAGCGAACGATTGCATTATGCAATCGTCCGTAAAATTGATAGAGTACTAGGCGAATTCTGCGCTGAAGAAATGGTAGATCTTGCAAACTGGGGGCCAGGTGTCACTCTTGATATTAAAGGGAGTGATACCAGTCCAGTCAATAAGTTCCGACGTGAAGTTGGAACAACGCGTCCGCTTGATAATCTTATGGGCAGTCATTACGCATCTGCCTATCCAACATGGAACCTTTCTAAACGAAAGATACATATTGGAAGTAAGATTATCACCGTGCCGAAGAACTCTAAGACTGATCGTACCATTGCCGTTGAGCCAGGGTTAAATCTCTGGTTTCAGAAAGGCGTTGGATTAATGATCAGACGAAGACTTCGACGGTTTGGGTTGAATCTAAATTCGCAGGAGCGAAACCAACAACTCTCACGAGTAGGTAGCAAGACTGGTCGTCTTGCCACTGTTGATTTCTCCTCTGCGAGTGACACTATCGCCTATTCCACTGTTGAGGCATTACTGCCCCCGCGATGGTTTGAAGTGATGCGTGTCCTTAGATCTCAATATGGCTCCATTGGTACACAGACTCTCTTGTTCGAGAAGTTTTCCTCTATGGGAAACGGTTTTACTTTCGAATTAGAGACACTAATTTTCTATGCGATCGCTAGGGAGGTATGTAAATATCTTCACATCGATGCGCGAGATGTTAGTGTTTACGGGGATGATGTTATTATTCCCGTTGCTGCGTATCAGCTTTTCGTCAAAGCTTCTGAGTTCTACGGTTTTACCGTTAATAAGTCGAAAAGTTTCTCTTCGACAAATTTTCGAGAAAGCTGTGGTTCTCACTGGTTCGACGGAAAGTGCTGTAAGCCCTACTTCCTTAAGGAAGAAATTCGTGATGAGTTAGATGTTTACCTAGCCGCTAACAGTATTAGACGTCTATCTAGAAACCATGGAATGGGTTTCTGTGACAGAACGTTCTTCTCTTGCTGGCGGTTCCTCAGAAATTTGATAAAGCGAAAGCCTTGTCTTATATCTGATGGTTATGGTGATGGTGGCTTCATCAGTAATTTTGATGAGGCATGTCCATCCAGAGCTAAACATGGTATCGAAGGATACTATGCCATCTCTGTCATCTCTGTACCTAAAACGTACAGCTCAG